GGTGACTTCCATCCCATTGTACCAATGCTTCCCACACGACTCGCGAAAAGGACCGTCCCAGAATGACTTCGAGCTGTTAAGCTTAAAGCCAAGATGGTTTAAAACGATCCCAACGCGAGGAGCTAGGGAAGAGGGAACGATTATGTCGTCCCCGTACACTGAGATGCGACCACGTGTTCCTGTCAAGTAAGCAGTGGCTCTAGCTATTGCCCAAAAGAGGAGACTTTCGAGCTCAAACGTAAAGCCATTACCCATCGACGAGAACATATGATTCTCGTGACGTGTGCCGTCGATCACCGTGATGGGTGACCTCAAGCTGTTCATCAGCGAGAACCAGTCCCACGGCAGAACCTCGAATACCAGTCGCGTTGTTACGCTATCGGAGGCCGAGGAAAGGTCGAGAGTCGCGAGACTCCCGTCGAGCGAGCCAATTCTGGCAAGCTCACCGTTTATAGACTGGTCGTTCAGATCGATGCCTTTGTACCTTAGACGACGTCTAATGGTATCGCCAACACCTTTCTGAGCGAACATGTTCAGATCGGGTTCCTTTGCAGCAACCCGGTCTATAGTGGTCGTTTTCGGGACGGTGAACATGACGTTACCCTCAACGATACGAGGTTCAACCCAGGTATCGATGATGTGCTGAGCCCAAGGTGGGCAGTCAAGGACTAAGTCCATGATTGCTTCCCAGCAGGCCCCGGTAGCGTCCGCTTTGTCCATGAACTTAAGAGCTGGTGAGCTCTTATCACGTCCGTGGCTCGTTGATGCACCACCGCTAAAGGTCCCGAAAAGGGTCTCGAGCGTTGGCTTATCATAGAGCACTTCTGCGACGATCATCCGTATACGTTCCATCAACTGACCATGCGTCACCCTGTCGAATACATATTCGTCAGGATTAGCAAAAATCAATCGATGGTTCGTTTCGGCATTGTCGAGTTCGACATTGAGCCATTTATCAATGGCCCTTTGTCGTCTCACATCGGCGGGGTCCGTTTCCGGACCGACGTACTTTGAAAAGCACGTCTCAGCCAAATAGGCGAACTTGAATTCTTGCGAGTTCTCGTTCAGCAGGGCGGTTAAGTCCTGCATAACCTCCGATGTTAAAGACACGGAGAGGGATCTATCAGCCGTTTGGCTGACTGATTTCCTGTTCTTTGGTTTCAAGGGATACTTCTCCTTTGAAGGCGGAAGTGCTTACTGCACAACCGCTAATAGCGACGATGATGCAGACGGAGACGATTATGACTCCGAATGCCCTGAGGACAAGAATGTCCTTAGTACACC